ATTGTCATGAAAGGCTTTACGAGCCACTTCTGTTCCCCAATATTGTAGAACCCAACGTGGAGTTAAATGTGGCATATTGAGCTTATTTGCCCACCACTTATCTACCTTCTCTCTCCAATCTCTACTTTCTTTGGTTCTACCTTCAAGTAGTTCACGATCCCAGCCAAATATAGCAGAGACAGCATCTTTTAATGTACCAGCGAAACTTATTCTTCTGAATCCGTGTACGTTTACTAGATAATCAGCAACAGTATCTTTCCCGCTACCCTGAAATCCACATACACCTACTATAATCTTATTTGACACAGTATCTCCACAATGAAATATTATTGTAATACTATGTTAATGATTAGTCAAGTGTCGGATTATCCAATTACCCAAGATAGTGGTTCAGAACCATCTACATAGGCTTTGAGTTCATCAATTAGAGCAACTTGTAATGCCGCACCTTCGGCTTTCATGGCAGCACCATTCAATGTTGTTCCACCCTGCGGACCAGCTATTGTACCAAATTTTTCACGAGCTTCACCAATGGTAAGTTTACATTGGGCTAATGTCCAACTTGTAATCCAATTACCAATATTAGGGTCTTGAAGTAATGTAATTTCTGGCTTCATATTGTCAGTCCACAATAGAATTCTTTCACCAGTACCTTTAAAATCACGAACAAATTGAATCTCTTTTGTTACTGGATTAAATGTATAGATAACATATCCACCAAACATACGTGCAGCTAATTCAACATATTGTGCATAAAAGTCATATGTGGCTAATCCACCAGCATAATTGTAGTTTAACAAATATGTATTTAAAATCGCTGATGAAAATGGATCAAATGATGTAGCACTTGGTCCAGTTTCTAATCCAACAGTTCTACGAAATGCTTGTCTAACTCTAGTTACTTCTTGTGGTAAAATATAGGAATTTTGATTGGCTTGAACTTCTAATAACATATATGATTCTTCATATGCATTTTGACCACGTTGACGATATGTAGAAATAGCATAGCGATAAGCAGCCTCGTAGTGTTCAGGATCTAATTCTAGATCAATAATACCATCACCAAGACGATATCTGATACTATTAAATAATTGTTGTTTTAATTCTACGAGATTAGCCATAAAAATACCCTATCATAAGATAGAGTATTTATCAAATATTAAGTTGAATCAATAAGCTTTCAGAATAATTAAATTATCACTAGTACGACCATTGGGTTGAGCCTGTACAGCATTAATCTCGGCAAAAACTTTACGACTTGAAGGTTTTCCACCAGACATTAATTTCTTTAGAATCTCGGCTGGTTTACGTAGAGTTTTAACTCCACTTTTCATAGAATCATACCCAATAATAGTTGTACCTTTGATTCCAAGAGTACCAATATGATCATCAGCAATGTAATAATGAAGTTTACGTTTGGCAGTATCATATGCCCATACTTCTGTGGCATTAATAATCTTACTAGGATGAACACTGACAAGTTTAAGTGTTTCTTCTGACTTCTGATACTTCATTTTTGAAGCTTGTTTCTCTGGAGAAACTGGTTTACGAGCACGAACTGCTTTTGATGCCTTTTTAACCGAAACATAACTACTTAAACTAGCCAATACGGCTTCACAAAACTTAATAACTGCCTTGATTTGTGTTTTAGTATAATGAGAATAGGCTTCATTGAGTTGTTTGTCTTTTCCCGTTTGTACTTCTTGAAACTCAGCCAATTTACGCTTCCATACATCAGTCAAAATAGACATATGTTGTGGCATAATATTACGTTCAGTTAACATTCCAACACTATTAACGTCAATATTAACAGGTTTTGCACCAAGAATAATGAAATCGTCTAACCAACCTTCAATTTCTCCCGCAACTTCACGAGTACGCTCACGCATAATTTCTTGAATGTTTGGGCGATTTGATGAAATCGTTTCTACAACTTGTGGTGCAGTGGGACTAACTACTTTTGGTTTTGAGATTGATTCAATCAAGCGATTTAATTCATTAGTCAAACGAGTAGTTTCTTCAGTTGAAAGATTTAACCCACGCATGTACATACGTGCCAACCAACCTAATGTTGGCATAATTTCACGTTCTTCCACTTTACTTAATAATTTGGAAAGTTCTTTTCTATCAGTTTTTTCGGCATAATCAATTAAAAAATCTTTAGAATTTTTAACACTACAGAAACGACTATACCAATTAAATGACATTCCTAATGCCAAAGACCGATTATCTGAATCGGGTTGTGTCACAAACATAGGTTCTGTGCCATAATACTGAGTATCAGCGTCTTTTGGCTTAAAATCCGAAACAATTGTTCGTTCAGTAGACGCTAAGACTTTTTTAGTAGATGCTAAAACTTTTTTAGTAGATTTTGTGGCCATTTTATTCTCAAATTTAAGTAACAAAGTACATTATACTATAAACGGTATTTATTGTCAAACGTTTTTGGATAAATACTTAACTATGCCAAGACTCAGCCTATATCGTCCAACCCAATCAAATGATTATTCATTTTTTGATAAAACAATCAAAGAGATGTATACTGTCGGTGCAACTGATCTTTACATACACAAATATTTAGGCACCAATAATCCGGTTAATAATGACGCTACATTGCCTACCTATGATAGTACTAATCCTACAAATATTCAAGATTTACTATTCTTAGAAAACCGTGATCGTAAGTATGATAATAATATTTATAGATTACGTGGACATTATAATGTCCAGAATTTAGACTTTGATCTAAGTCAATTTGGTTTATTTTTAACCAGTGATGTTATTTTCATTACCGTTCATTATAATCAAATGATTGATATCATTGGACGTAAATTAATGGTTGGTGATGTATTTGAATTACCACATTTAATAGATTATCATCCGCTTAATGATACAATACCAATTGGTTTACGTAGATATTATCAAGTAACTGATTCAAATTATGCCAGCGAAGGTTTTAGTGCCACTTGGTTCCCACATATGTGGAGAATTAAATGTGAACCATTGGTCAATAGTCAAGAATTTAATGATATTCTTAAAGATCCAATTAACAAAGATAATTATATTGGTGATTGGGATTCAACTACTTCATATGAAGTTGGATATACAGTAACATATGGTGATAAAATTTATACTCCAATAAGATCAGTACCGGCAGGAGTTAGTCCTCCAGATCCATCGTTTTGGGCTGTCAGTGATGAACAAAATTTAATAGATATTATATCTACTTACAATAAGAATATATCTATTAACAATGCCGTTATAGAAGAAGCTAAACGTGTATTACCAAAAAGCGGATATGACTTGAGTAATTTATATATTGTTCCAACATATATTGATAATCAACCAGCACCACCAATTAATGTTGTAGTACCATTTAATACAAATTCAAATATTGTGGCAGCTTCATTAAAGATTGTTAGAAATCCAATGTATCTTAATGCTAGTCCAGTTCTTAGATTAAATCCAGTTGCAAAAAAGGCATTTAAAGCGTTTAATGTACTATCTCTTCAAATTGGAACAATAACACCAAAACTTAGTGAAACAGGTAGTGGTTTAGTACATTCAGATATGGCACTAATTACTGCTACCATATCTGAGAACATTACTGGCCCGTATGGTACAGCAGATAATACTTATGCCGAAGCAGATCAGTATGTTAATTCAACATTAAAGAATTTATTGGCTGTACCAGCCAATAGTTATAGAGTTACAATTCAAGGTATATTAGATAATGATGTAAGTATTGGGTTGGTTATAAGAGCCACAGTGTTTAGTGCTAATGGTACATCAACTAGTGTATGGCCTAGTAATACTACAATTGTTGCCGTTGATTCAGATACAAACACATTAGTAGTTAGTAATCCTACTGGGGTTATTATACCAGTTGGAACTTCAATTGAAGTTAGTTATAATTTTACTGGTACTGTAACTCCAGTAATGGATTATAGAGCCGATGCTGATCCACAATTTAGTTATATTGCAAGAAGAAGTCCTCGTGACTTTGGATGGGTTAATGGATACTTAACTGGTGATGATCAAGCTCCAAATGGAGAACCATATCAATCAGGAATTGTATTTCCAGCTACACCTTCAATTGGACAATATTTCTTACGTATAGATTATCTACCACAACAATTGTATAGATATGATGGATCTATGTGGGTTCACATTAGTTCAAATGTCAGAACTGATACTGCATTTAGTGACACAGATCAAAGTCTATTATCTGGATTTATCAATAATGATGCGGTTACTATGACAAGTACAGGTCAAACTGTACCACAACAACAAAGCCTATCAAATGTCTTACGTATACAACCAGACTGATTTATAGTTTAGTTGATATCGTCTGATAAATATTAACATCTCTAGGAAATTTTAATGGCAGCTTACTTTTATGACGAACAAATAAAGCGTTTTTTATTACAATTTGCACGCATATTCAGCGAATGGAGTGTGACTTTTGGCACCGATCCAGCTGGTAATACAATTTATCATAGAGTACCTATTATATATGGTGATGGTAGTCGTCAAGCCGCCACTATTATCGCTAATAACTCGGCAAGTAATATGCCTAGTGCTCCTCAAATTGTTTATTATATTTCTGGTCTAGAATATGATCAAACTAGAACACAAGATCCAACATTTGTAGATGTAACAAGTGTCAGACAACGTGCTTTTAATCAAGAAACTGGAGAATATGAAACTGTACAAGGTAATGCATTTACAGTAGAACGCTTAATGCCTGTGCCATATACTCTCAGAGTCACTGTAGACTTTTGGACTACTAACTATCAACAAAAACTTGAATTAATTGAACAAATGGCTGTATTGTTTAACCCAAGTTTAGAAATACAAAGCACAGATAACTTTTTAGATTGGACCAGTTTAAGTGTAGTATATCAAGATGGTCTTACATTTACTAGCAGAGCAATACCAATTGGAACTGGTAATCCCATTGATGTATTGACTTGGAAATTTTACATGCCAATTTGGATCAGTGCTTCAGTTAAAGTTAAAAAACTTGGTATCATTCAGAAAATTATTGCCAGTATTTATAGTGGAAAAGCATTAAGTGATATTCAAGATGATGATTTGTTATTGGGTACTAGACAAAAGATTACACCATATGGATATCAACTATTATTGTTAGGTGATAATTTACAAATTTTACCAGCCAATAATCCAAATCAACCACCTAATACTTCATATGAAGTACCAACAGAACCACCAGGAACTGTATTTTGGCATAGTGTATTAAACGTATATGGTGTAATAAGACCCGGAGTTAGTATGATAGCTTTAGAAAATCCATATCTAAGTACAGAAATCATGGGTACTATTGATTATGATCAATTTGATGATAGTTTGTTAACCTATAATATTGATCCAGATACTTTACCACAAAATACATTGGATCCAGTTGATAGTATTATTGATCCAACTCAAAAATATCCAGGAGAAGGTTTACCATCATCTATTTCTGGTCAACGTTACTTAATTGTTGCTGATATACCACATCAAATAACATATAATTCACTACCCAATGCTTGGCCTGGATTAACCACTGGCGCAATCGCTGGGTCTATTATTGAATATGATGGAACTGAATGGTTTATTAGTTTTGATACTACTCAAATACAAGTTATGCAATTTGTAACCAATTTAACTAGTGGTGTTCAATATCGCTATATAGCCGATCAAGGTTGGATGAAGAGTTATGAAGGTTATTATAACCAAGGTGATTGGCGTATTATAATATAATGAGTAAAAGACAAGTTAACGGCGTAGGAGTAATGTTTTGCGCTCAATCTACTGGACGACATTTATTTTTATTACGTAATGATAAGAATGTACATGTGTGGGGATTACCTGGTGGTAAAGTTGAACGCGATGAAACATTGTTAGAATCTTTACAACGTGAATGTCATGAAGAAATAGATTATTGGCCAGAACAAGCTAAGTTATTTCCCATAGAACAGTTTACCAGCGAAGATAAAAACTTTGTTTATCATACATTTTATTGTATGTTATCAGATGAGTTTATACCAACATTAAATAATGAACATATTGGTTATGCATGGGTAGATGGTAAAACTTATCCAAAACCATTACATCGTGGATTATTTGCTACATTGAATTATGATATCATTCAACAAAAAATAGATATAATTCAACAAGCCATTAAATGACAAAAGCCGCTTAAGCGGCTTTTTGTTGTCAGTACTATATTAAACTGTAGGTAACAATAGTATTGGATATAGTCCAGGTGGTGTTAATGAACCAGGTTGTGGAGCGGCATTAGCAGCAACAAAACTTGGATAGTATGCATCACCCAACTCTAAATTCACTGATGTAACTGGGCTATTAGTAATATTTCCTTGATCGGCAAAAGCCACACAGTATTCATTTGTAACAACAGCAAGAATAACATTTGCACTTGCCGCGTCTGTTCCAACAATTGTCATTTGACCAGCTGATACTGGAGTAAGACTATTGGTTACATAACAAATTCCTTGTTGTTCTGGATTTGCAACGTTAGCCACTAGATACTTATATGTACCTTTTTGACGAACAATATAACTTGCTCCGCTGGCATATTGACTAGGAGCATATTCAATATTAGCGGTAACTTCCAATGTATTAATAGTGGCTACATCACCACCAACGATACCAATATTACCGATTTCTGTCTGATTTGATATACCAATGTCAACAGTAGTTGTTTTTGCGATTTTTAGTGGGCGACCCATGTTATTTTCCTTATGAATTATAGAGTGTTACTCTGTTATATATATTTATCATTTTGAACCAAAATTACTAGTTCATGTTTGTAAATTTAGGAGTCATGAAAACCCATGTCATGGTACTAGGTCTAGACTCACAACATAGTAACATTTTATCACTATCACATAAATCAAAAAGAATGTCAATATAAGGATTTTTAGCACTTTGA